TAAGGTGCGAGGATTGATCGCTCACGCACTTGATCCGCGTTCGATGGTGGGATAATGCCCGTTGCCGTCACTACTCTCAGAACCACATTAGCAACCGCTTTAGTCGATAACGCTAAGTGGCAGACCTTTGCTTTTCCACCTGCAACAGTCCTTGCTAACTCTGTAATTGTTTCTCCAGATGATCCTTATCTAACACCTAGCAACAATCAGCACATCACCATTAGCCCAATGGCTAATTTCAAGATTGTTATGACTGTTCCACTGTTTGACAATGAGGGAAACCTTAACGGGATCGAAGATACTGTTTGTAGCGTGTTCGCTAAGCTCGCAGCATCATCTTTGACCTATAATGTAAGCGCAATAAGCGCACCTAGTATTCTCAACGCTGCTTCGGGTGACCTACTCAGCTGCGAGATGTCCGTATCAATCCTTACGAGTTGGAGTTAATATGTCCGAGTGGGAAAAAGAAAACGAAGCCTTCCTGATCAAAATCGGGCAGGTAGCACCAACCGCACCAAAGCCAGCAACTACTAAGAAAGACGAGGAATAATCCTAATGGCTGTATTTCTAAACAATCTGGTCGGCGTTAAGATTAACTCAGTTGATCTTTCAGACCATGTCACAGCAGTAACAATTAACCGCACATTTGATGAGCTCGAGGTAAGTGCCATGGGCGATACCTCTCACAAATTTGTAAAAGGTTTGGAATCATCTACTGTAACTATTGATTTCCTAAACGACACAGCAGCAGCAAATGTTCTAGCAACGCTACAAGCTGCATGGGGAACAACAGTAACAGCAGTATTCCTACAGACAAAGGGAACAGCAGTCTCAGCTACTAACCCTCTGTACACTGTTTCAATCCTTGTCAATAACACTACAGACATCAATGGTGCTGTAGGTGATATTGGCACACAGTCAATTACATTTACATGTAACTCAACAGTTGCAGTAGCAACTACAGGCACATTCTAATCAACTAAACAAAGGGGCAAACTCATGGCAAAACTAAAGATAGTTCGACAAGATGGAAGCGTTATCGAAGGCGAGATTACTCCAGCAGTGGAGTACGCCTTTGAGTTACACACCAAGATGGGTTTTCATCGTGCCTTTAGGCAAGAAGAAAAACAATCGGATGTCTATTGGTTAGCTTGGGAAATTACACGCAGGTCAGGTGAAACTGTTAAGCCTTTCGGGATGGATTTCATTGAGACACTTAAAAGTGTCGAGGTGCTTGATTCAGACCCTTTAGCTTAAAGCGCGATCTTCCGTTCACCTATCTAATCGCTAGGCTAAGCATTAGATTGGGAATCGCGCCACAGCAGTTATTAGATCTAGATAAGACCATGCTCGATGCATTAGTGCAAGGGCTCAAGGATGAAGCGAAAGAGGTGAGCGATGCCAGCAACCGTAAAGGGCGGCGTTGAACTTCGCAGAGCTCTCCGGACTTTTGCACCTGATCTAGCAAAAGAAACTCAGAAAGAAATCAAGGTAGCAATTACGCCTATTTCTAAAGCTGCTAGAGGCTATGTTCCAGATCGCGGAGAAGTGCTAAGCGGATGGCTACCTCGTCAGATGTCTGAGGCAACATTTCCTACCTTTAATCCTGCTGAAGTCAAATCTAAAATTGGTTTCAAGACAAGCCCATCAAAGGCTAACTCCAGAGGATTTAGATCCCTTGCTCAAGTATTTAACAAAAGCCGAGCAGGTTCAATATACGAGCGCATGGGCAAGAAAAGCCCAGACAGTCGATTCGTTCTTAATCAAGATGGCAAGTTTCGTGCGCCTCTTAAGGGTAAGGATCGCATGCAAGGTCGCTTGCTTTATCGTGCCTATGATGAGAATAATGGCAAGGCTAGAGAAGGTGTGCTTAAAGCGGTATCAACAGCAGCCAATAAACTCAATCAAAGAGCAACGGTGAGAGGTTAATCATGGCTAATGTAATTATTGATATTGCCGCAGAGTTCACTGGCAAAAAAGGTTTTAAGCAAGCCGAAACAGCAACAGACAAGATGGAAAAGAATGTCAAGAAATTGGCAGGTGCTTTAGGTCTTGCATTTAGCGGTCAGCAGATTCTTGCTTTCGGTAAAGCTTCAATCAAGGCAGCAGCAGAAGATGAGAAGGCACAAAAGCAATTAGCTCTAGCTCTTAAAAATGTTGGACTTAGTAGAGATGCCGCATCCTCTGAGGATTACATCCAGAGACTACAAAGCGAGTTCGGCATTCTCGATGACAAGTTGCGCCCTGCCTATCAGACACTAGCGGTAGCAACACGCGATACTAATAAAGCACAGCAACTTCTAAACCTTTCGCTAGATATCTCGGCATCAACTGGCAAGGACTTATCTAGCGTTACAGCGGCATTAAGTCGTGCATTTTTGGGGAACAATACTGCACTAGGCAAGCTCGGTGTAGGTATCTCTAAGGCTGACCTAAAGGCTGGCAAGTTCGAGGATATTATTTCCCAACTTGAAACTACATTCGCAGGTTCTGCAACACAGGCTGCTAATACCTTTCAAGGTTCAATCGATAAGTTAGGCGTTGCATCGGCTAATGTGCAGGAGATTATCGGTGAAGGCTTAATTGATGCTATTAGATCTTTAAGCGATGAAGACACTGTAGATAACCTAGCAGTCCAGATGCAGAGCGTTGCTATTTACACAGCAGATGTTATTCGTGGCATTGGTGTAATGGTCGGTTATATACAAAATGTAGTCGAACAAGTAAACAAGATCCCCGGGCTTAGCAAAATCATGGAACTTGTTTTATCTACGAATCCTATATTTGGAGCAATAGCAACCTTAAACAAACTAGGTGCATCAACTAGATCTACGGCTGGCATTGAGGCTCAAGGTTTGGCAGACCTTGCAAGACTTCAGGCTGAGTATGTCGTTAAGACTTTATCGGCTAAGAAGAAGCTTACAGCAACAGAAATAGCAGCACTTAAAGCAGCTAAGTTAAAGCTTGCCATTGACAAGGCGCAACTTGCACTTAACAAAGGCTTAGATGTTTTCGACATGGATAAGATCCAGATTGCAGCAGCTCTGACTAATCAGGCTGAGCAGTTAGGCAAGGCAACATCTGGAGCGCAGTTGCTTCAAATTGCTAACGATACAGCTCGTCTAAATGTTAAAAAGTCAATCCTTGCCTTAGAGGATGCCATTGCTTCTAAGGATGAAGCAGCCATCGTTGCTGCAACGGCTAAACTCAATGAAGATTTAAAGATTCTTGGTGCTCTAACTAATCAAAAGACACAGATGGTTGCTATTGAGTCAATCCTTAAAGGACTAACACCTAAAGATTTAATCAATCAAAACAACCTAGATGAAGCCTTGCGTAAGATCAAAGAGATGCTTGCTCTACTGGCACAGGTCAAGACACCTACAATTACACCACCTGCGGGCGGTGGCGGTGGCGGTGGCGGCGGTGGTGGTGGTGGATTTATTCAGACACCTAACGGCATCCGACCTATTGGTTCTGCTCGCTCGATTGAAGAAATTAACAAAGCTAATGAAGACCTTGGTGGCGTTATCTCTGTCATTGGCGAGAATGGTAAAGAGTTTATTAAACTTATCGATGGACTTGCTCCAGTATTTCAGAGCATCGAAGATTCAGGCGCATTCAATGCTCTAGTCAATTCTTTCGCGGGTGGAGCAATCGGCTCATTCGATGCTGGCTCTTTCCGCGCAACCGAAGGCGGATCATTGTTTAACTCAGGCGCAGTAGGCTCACGCGATAGAAACATCGTTATCAATGTGAACACAGGCGTGGGAGATCCTAACGCTATTGCAGAAGCGATTGATGAAGTATTACGACAAGCTCGCGACAGAGGAACACTAACCACGCTATGACATGGCTTCCAGAGTGGCGGGTTACAGTAGGTGATGATGTTTATACGACTGTCACCTCTGTGTCGTTCGCATCTGGTCGCTTAGACATTGATCGGCAACCTACCGCAGGCTACTGCCGAGTAGAGATTATCAACACAGACAATTCGCCATTTACCATCAATGTCACAGAGCCAGTTACCCTAGAGCTAAAGAACAGCACAGGTGCTTATGTAACTGTATTCGGCGGCGAGGTTTCAGACTTTAACATCGGAGTGCGAAGCCCAGAGGAAACAGGCTTTGTCACGACTGGCACGATCTTGGGCATTGGTTCACTTGCTAAACTGACTAAGGCTGTCTTTAACACAGCACTTGCAGAAGGATTAGATGGCGCACAGATTGCCACGATCTTAGGACAAGCTCTCAACCTAACATGGGCAGAGGTTACTCCGACTGTGACATGGGATACTTATCCAGCGGATGTGACATGGGCTAATGCAGAGTCTTACATCGGTGAGGTGGACTCAGGCTTCTACACAATGATTGCCCTTGCAGCTAGCGCATCTGCTAAGTCTCAGACTTTAATTGATCAGATTGCTAACAGCGCACTAGGTCAAATCTATGAGGAAAAGGATGGGGATGTCTCTTATGCCGATGCGGATCACAGGTCTAACTATCTCGCAACAAATGGCTTTACTAACCTTGACGGGTCTTATGCAACACCAAGCTCTATCACTTCCACAACTCAGATTGCTCGCATCCGTAACAGCCTTATCTACAGATACGCCACAGGATACGGCTCAACCTACAGCACCTCTGACACAGACTCCATAGCCTCTTACGGGCTGTTCGAGCGTTCGTTCGACTCTAACATTAAGAACCTTGCAGACATCACTGACATCGCCTCTAGAGAGTTAAACCTTAGAAAGAATCCACGCGGTTCATTGGGTGCAATTACCTTTCGTCTAGATAACCCAGACATCCCAAGCGCAATGCTAGACAGTCTAATCGGCGTATTCTTTGGCGAGCCTGTAATTATTGACAACCTACCTAGCAATTTACTGGGTGGGCAATTTGATGGCTTTGTGGAAAACATAGCCCTGAGGGCAACCCCTAGCTTTGTGGAGATCACCCTCTACATCTCAGCAACAGACTTCTCACTATCAACAACCCAATGGGAAACAATTACGCCTGCTTCACTTATCTGGACGGATGTAAATGCTATACTAACTTGGACTAACGCGACTGGAGCTCTAACCTAATGGCAACTACTACACCTAACTTCGGTTGGACTGTTCCAACCTCATCTGATCTAGTCAAGAATGGCGCGACAGCCATCGAGACACTAGGCGATGCAGTCGATGCATCTTTCGCTGGTCTTACAGTCAATGCACAGACTGGCACTACATACACAGCAGTCAAGGCAGACGGACTTAACGCTATTGTCACGATGGACAATGCCTCAGCCAATACTTTCAGCATTCCAACAGATGCGACTTATGCATTTCCAACAGGGACAACCTTGCTTGTCTATCAGAAGGGTGCAGGGGTTACTACTATCCAAGCTGCATCATCTGGCACGACTACAGTCGTGAGCGCAGGTGCAGTCCTAGCAGCTCCAGTCCTTGCCCGTTATAAGTCAGCAGCTTGCATCAAGATCGCTGCTAACTCATGGATTGTAGTCGGTGCAGTTGCCTAATGCTTCCTTCACTAATTGGAATCATCGCCTCTAGCGGTGGCGGGGTTGCTAACTCTTATGAGTCTATTGCTACTGTGACTGTCGGATCTGGTGGAGCATCTAACATCAGTTTTACTAGCATCCCCGCAACCTACACGCACTTACAAATACGCGGAATAGGTAAACAGGCAACTAGTACGGCAAACGGCCCTTCACTTTATTACAATGGGGTATCAACAGGCACCTCTTATGCCTTTCATAATCTCTATGGTAATGGATCATCTGCTGCTGCAAACGGTTTTGCTTCGCAACCTTATGACTCATCAATGTCTTTAATAGGTACTGGTAGCGAATACACAGCGTTTAT